GCAAGAAAAGATGGGCATCATTAGTGACGGCTTTAAAAACCTGGCTACCATCCTGGGTGAAGAGAGTGCAGCCGGAAAAGCTGCTGCCATTGCAGCTGCCACTATTGATACTTTTGCCTCGGCTACCTCAGCGTATCGATCCCTGGTTGGTATTCCGGTGATTGGTCCTGCCCTGGCTACTGCAGCTGCTGGTGCAGCCATTGCTTCAGGTATCGCTAATGTAAAAGCCATTACAGCGACTAAAGTTCCTGGGGGCGGTGGGGCTGCTCAACCAAGTGCATCAATACCTTCTGCTCCTGCAGCACCTCAGCCTCCTGCTTTTAATGTAGTGGGTCAAGGTGGGACGAGTCAGTTAGCGCAAGCAATCGGGGGGCAAGAGCAACAGCCGGTTCAGGCATACGTTGTGGCTAATGATGTAACCTCGGCTCAAGGTCTACAAAGAAATATCGTAGAAGGAGCTTCTATATAAACGCAAAACCTAAATATAGTATCGTTATATGAGTATGAAAATTATAGAATTAGTGATTGACGAAATGCAAGAAGATGGCGTAGAGGCTATCTCGGTTGTTGAGTCACCAGCTATAGAAGAGAATTTCGTGGCTTTAAAGTCAGATAAGCTTGAAGTTAAGTTTGAAAAACAAGACGGTGATAAGCGTATTCTGATGGGTCCGGTCCTGATTCCTAACAAGCCAATATTCCGGGTGAATGGTGAAGAGGAGTATTATATATACTTTAGCCGTGACACGGTCAAGAAGGCTTCTGAGCTTTATCTAAAGTCTGGCAATCAATCTAAGAGCACCTTAGAGCATCAAATGGCTATTCAGGGGCTTACCCTAGTTGAGTCCTGGATCGTGGAAGACAAGGCAAATGACAAGTCAAATATGTACGGAATGGATGTCCCTGTGGGGACCTGGATGGGTGCCATTAAGGTAGACAACGAAAAGATATGGAATGACTACGTTAAGACCGGTAAGGTAAAAGGCTTTTCCATAGAGGGGTATTTTGCTGACAAGGCTGAGCGACCAAAAGAGGCGTTACCTGAGTCCCTGGCTGAGGTTGAGGCATCCGCTATCGTAGAAAGATTAAGAAACCTTTTAAGCTCGTATTAATGGAAGAAAAGAAATACACATACGGAAGAGCTGTGCCACGTGGCAATCGTCGTGCCTGCTTATGTAAAAATAAGGACACCTATTCAAGAGAATGCTGTGAGGGGTACCTAATCAATCAAGGAATAGGAAGCATAACCCGGACGGCTTAAACGCAAAATATATTAATTAACCCGTTATATAGACAATTATGAGTGTAAATAAAATTTTAGCAAAATTAAAAGCCGAAAGTCAGAAAACAGAGCTTAGCTCTCAAGAAGTTAATTTGGGTATAAGAGAAGCTATTGCAGAATTAGAGCAAGAAGTTGATTTTATCAAGCAAGAAGAAAGCTCTCTAATAAAAGAAGCTCAAAAAGCTAAGTCACAAATACTTAAGATAGCTAATTCCTTGATTAGCTCAGCTGACACTGCGTTTGCAGCTGCCGAAGGGTCAGCGGCATATGTTCAAAAAGAGCTTAAAGGATTAGGCGTGGATAATGTAATTGCTAATACTAATAAAGCGTTTGATTCGTTTGAAACCGAGTATATTACAATACAAAGAGCAATACAAGACGTAGAAAGCGCAGCCAAACAATTATAATTTTAAAATATGAAGTCAATAGAAGTTTTAAGTAAGGTTAAAGAAATTCTAGGCGTAAAAGTCGCTCTTGAGCAACGTAAGCTAGAGAACGGAACAATCGTAGAGGCCGAGAAATTTGAATCTGAGGAACCGGTTTTTATCGTAACTGAAGACGAGAAAGTAGCTATGCCTGTGGGTGAGTACGAAATGGAAGATGGTATGATAATGGCTGTGGCCGAAGAGGGTATCATCTCTGCGATCGTTGACAAAGTTACTGAAGAGATGGAACCTGAGGTTGAGGTTGAGGCTGAGGTCGAAGCTCGTGAGCCTAAAAAGGTTGTTGAAAGTACTGTGAAAGAATCTCATTTTGCAGAAGAAGTAAAAGAGGAGGAAGCTCCTGTTGAGGCTGAGTACGTCACTAAGGAAGAATTAGGACAGGCCGTTGAAGAAATTAAGGCGATGATTGAAGAAATTAAAGCCGGGTACGGAAAGAAAGAAGAGGAAATGAGTGAAGAGAAAGCCGAGCTTCAAGCTGAGTTAAGCAAAGCAGCTGCCCAGCCTCTTAAGCACAATCCTGAAAGAGCGAATAAGTCTAAAGATATGGTTCGATTCGCATCTAATTCTAAGAATACAATTTTGAACAGAGTCCTGAATAAAATCAATAATTAATAAGAACTTTTAAATTTAAGTAAAATGCCAAATAGTTTAAACACACCGATTACTACTACATATGCTGGTGAATTTGCAGGGAAGTATATTGCAGCCGCATTGTTATCCGGGGACACACTTGATAAAGGTGGGGTTACCATTAAGCCGAATGTTAAATACAAAGAGGTTATCAAAAAACTTTCTTCAGGTGACATCGTAAAAGATGCGCTATGTGACTTTACCACTACTGAGGATGTTGTAACGCTTACTGAGCGTATCCTACAGCCTGATGAGTTTATGGTAAACCTTGAGTTATGTAAGCAAGATTTCCGCTCTGATTGGGAAGCTGTTGAGATGGGTTATTCTGCTTTCGATAACTTGCCTCCTGCATTCTCTGATTTCTTGATCGCTCACGTATCAGAAAAAGTCGCTCAAAACATTGAGCAACAAATCTGGGCCGGTTCAGGAGCTGCTCACGGAATCTCAGGTTTCACGGCTTTATTCGCTGCTGATGCTGACGTAGTAGACGTAACAGGTACTACCGTGACTGCTGCCAATGTCATCGATGAGCTTGGGAAAGTTGTAGACGCCATTCCAAACGCAGTAAAATACAAGGATGATTTACACATCTACGTATCTAATCACATCTTCGCTCAGTACGTACGCGCTTTGGGTGGATTCGCTACAGGCGGTTTAGGTGCAGCTGGTGTTGACACTAAAGGTCCTAACCAAGACTTAGGCCAATCATTATTATTCGACGGAATCAAGATTTTCCGCGCTCCTGGTCTACCTACTAACGATATGGTAGCTGCTGAAAAAGGTAACCTTTTCTTTGGAACAGGACTTTTGTCAGACCGCAATGAGGTTAGAGTAATGGATATGGCTGACCTTGATGGTTCACAGAACGTACGTGTAGTAATGCGATTCACTTACGGAATCCAGTACGGAATCGGTTCTGACATCGTATACTATACCTAAGATTAATTAATTTATTAGGGGCCGGGAAACCGGCCTCTATAACCTTTTAAAAGACACACATATGAGTTGTTTAGTAACGCAAGGAAGAATAGAGCCCTGTAAGGATTCAGTAGGTGGTCTTAAGAATGTATACGTCATCAATTACGGAGACCTGGGGGCAATCACTTATGATACGTCAAGTGATACTATTACTACCTTCGGTGATTCTCCTACAGCATATAAGTTTGAGTTAAAGGGTGCAAGCTCTTTTGACCAGACCATTACTGCTAGCCGTGATGCTGGGACTACGTTTTACGACCAAGTATTGACTTTGACCTTAAAGAAGCTCGACAAGAATACGAATGATGAATTAGCTTTGTTAGCTGTAGGCCGGCCTCACATTTTAGTAGAGGATAACAATGGCAATGTATTCACAATGGGTCTAGCTCACGGAGCAGATGTTAATGGGGGTACAGTTGTAACCGGGACTGCAATGGGTGATTTGAGTGGTTATACTTTAACCTTCCAAGCTCAAGAAACCAAGCCAGCGAATTTCTTATTTAAGACATCAGCTACTGAATCAGTAACCACGACTTTGACAAATGCTGGGGTATCAGTTAGTGCATCACAGATTGATCCTGGGGCATAATTTAGTGTAGATTAGTTTGTTTATTTAGTCAATTTTTTTTCATTGTAATTCGAAATTAGGGGTGGTTTTTCCATCCCTTTTTTTGTATTTGTACTGAAATGATGAAATGCTCTGAGAGGCATTTTAAAGCATTTTAAGCAACTTTACCCTATTTTCTAATACCTTTGTTATAGATTTGAAGAAAGTAAAAAATCCTATGAGAGTGAGGGATAGAGAGCCATAATTTTTTTTATTTGTTTTTGTGCAAATTTATGTTTATGTGGCGTTATATGTATATATGAAAAAGGTAGTTACATCAGGTAGCGTAGAGTTAAAAATCATACCAAGAGAATACATCACATCGGGTGAGGTTATTTTAAGAGACCGTCTTAAGAACACCACTCAGACATACTCAGCAACATTTGGCCGGTCTGGAAATTACTTGAATGTAATCTTGACTTTGGATCCTGTTTTAGTCGATGGCCGTCAGTATGATTTATGGGTTATATCCGGGTCGGATGACATCGTTTACAAAGACACTATCCTGGCTTCTAATCAAACCCTGGACCAAACCACCAATGACGTTTACAACATTAATCAAGGTCAGTACACCGAGCACAACACCGGTGACAATGACTTTGTGATAATATAAGATATGAGAAATTTAAATGTAATTAATCTAAGTACTTATACAAGTCCTGACATCTCTATTAAAAAGAATAAGGACTGGGTAACCTTTGGTGATAATAATAGCTACTTTCAATATTTGATTGACCGCTATGCCGGTAGCCCCACGAATAACGCCATTATAAAGGGTTTTAGTCAACTTATTTATGGAAAAGGTCTAGATGCTACAGACAGCTCTAGAAAGCCTTCTGAGTACGCTGCAATGATGAATTTATTTCACAAGGATTGTGTACGTAAGCTCGTCAATGACCTTAAGCTAATGGGCCAATGTGCTATGCAGGTAATTTACTCTAAAGACCGCAAGTCGATTGCCCAGGTTGAGCATATGCCTATTGAAACCCTGGCGATGGAAAAGTGCAATGACGATGGCGATATTGAGGCGTTTTATTATCACTCTGATTGGAGTAAGATTAAGCCTAACGAAGAGCCTGAGCGGATCCCTGCTTTTGGCTTTAGCAATCAGCCTATCGAGATTTTATATGTAAGACCTTATGTAGCAGGGCATTACTACTTCAGTCCTGTTGATTATCAAGGTGGGCTTCAGTACGCTCAATTAGAAGAAGAGATTTCTAACTTTCATATTAACAATGTGATGAACGGCCTGGCCCCATCGATGTTAATCAATATGAATAATGGGATTCCTAAT